GACGGCAGGACTTGATGAAGGTACTCCAAGTGCCATGTGTTTTTTCCTTTACTAATGATAAGATGTTCATAATACGGCGGGTTTTCAATATGTCATTATTTATAACTTTCTAATAATCCACAATTGGTTGTTCTATTTGCCATGCAGCCTTCTCTTCATCTATAAATTGTGGCACTTGTGGCAACCCGTCGTCTACGAAACCAAATGGTAAAACATCAGCTTCTATTTCTTTCATTCTTTGTTCGAATAACATTTCTTTTAAATTAATATCAGTCATTTCACTAAAGTAGTTAGTACCTGCAAAATAACCAAATAATACAAAATTCATGACAAGATCGTCATGATTGCCTGAAGAGGCCTCATACGATTGGCCTTTCGCTTCAAATGTAGATATTTCTAATATAGTTTGTTCATCATTTATTTCTAGTTTATTATTCTCTAATAGATCTTTGAATGATGAACATCCTATTCTTTTTACTTTTCTTGTCATTTCTATGCCAAGACCGTTAGCCTTTACCGCTGATTCAGTATGTAAGTTCTCATATTCCATTTCATAATATAATCCATTACATACAACTTGTCCAGCATCATTTGATTCTACAACAACATAAGCATTGTTGTAGGCTTTCGCAAATTTATAAATAAAATCTGGGAAGAGTATCGGAGAGATAAGGTTATTGCGATAAACAGCAACCTGTTTAAAAGGCCTCGTGCTAATATCGATCACATTAAAAGTACTATAATCCTGACCTCTTCCCTTCGCAACATCAACTAAAATAACATATTCATGTTTTTTCTGCGCTTCTTCATAAATTAGTGCATCACCTTTCACTTGAATTGGTGGTTTAGCCCTCAATCCCATTAAGGTCTCAGCATTAATTAATGTATCACCTGTTCCGAAAAATGTATTCCCAAACTCTTGATCAAATTGTAATTGAGATGTATTAGCTATTGTCTCTTGTTTCCATTTATCATCTCGACCAGGAACATCCCACCAGTCAACACGAAATGGATTAAAGTTATTAGTCTTTTGCATTGCGCCTTCCCATATTTTATGGAAGACATTACCAATACCATTTGCTGTAGAAGTAATAATAACTTTTGTATCTTTACCAGATGAAATAACGGGATAAGTTGATGTAAAGAATTGAGCATCATGTTCCACAAATGCAAACTCGTCTAAGAACAATAAGTTAATAGACAAACCACGAATAGAGTTACCACTCGTGGCCGCAGCAATAATCTTACTATTATTTGAAAATTCTAAAGAACCTTTGTTTAATGCCTTAGTTCCTGGTTGTAAAAAGAACGGTAGGTTCTCGAGCATTAACGTGATGCGTGCCAACATCTCACGGGCAGTCGCACCTTTGTTAGCTAGTATCGCAACAGTTTTCTCTGAATGAAATAATGCAAACCATAGAATATATGCAACAGATGATATAGATTTACCAGACTGACGACACGCAAGAACAATATTAAATCTATGATTAGTAAAATGATTGAACATTTTTTCTTGATAAGGATATAGATCAAAGTCCACAAGACCTTGGTCTAACGAAATAACTTTACAATACTTTCGTGCAAAGTGTATGGGATCTTTCATACACGTTTGGTATTCTATTATTTCTTGCTGGGACCATGAAGTGACAATACCGTCACGTTTTACATTTGGATTCCCTAAGTATCCATCATTCATCTTTTAATCTGGGCGTCAAATCTATCACGTTATTAGCTGGCTTTGCAGTCTTTTCTACATCTTGTAACATTCTTTGTAAATCAGTTGTAGAACCAATAAACAAATTATTATTAGTTGTGCCTTCAGCCTTCATAGGAATATCATTTTTATTAATGTCTTTATTCTTTTTGTTTAGATCCATTAACTTGTCATTTACATCACCGACATTCTTAATCATACCAGATAAGACTTCGATAGCACGTGGATGCTCGGACTGTTGAGCAATCTCAATAGCCAAGTCAAGGGCATCTTTGCCTTTCTCGATTAACTCATAATAAGTTTGTCGAGAATATTCATAGTCATTTGCAATCTTATCACTATCCATATTACACCTATGCACTATCGAAATATGTTATATTTACATTATAATCTGAATCCGCTATAATAGTAAGAGGATCAGGTGTATATTCGATTTTAAAATCTTTCTTATTTTGTTCTAATTCATACTCAACAATTGACTTCTTAATTATGTCTCCGTCTGCTAATGGGCCAGTGAAAGAAACTTTCATTTCAAAATCTAATACGTATTGTATTATATTACGCGAACCTAAATCTCCTTCATAATCAGCAAGATAAGCTACTGATTGCAGAGTAATAGGCATGTCCTCAACAACTATTGGATAATCAGTTGCAAATGGTTTCATGGTTAAAGAATATTGTGGCGTAAAGAACGGTAAAATTTGTTCTACAATTTGTAATGCATCGTCTTGAGCAGCAGCGTAAACACTTAATGAGAATGTAATATTATACGGAACCTGAGGTGTCATCTTGGTTCTTTTCTCATTACTATTATCAGTTGTTCCTATAACTTGTAAATTACGTTTAGGTAACTGTCTAAATTCATCATATATCAATGATGTCATTTCAAAAGACATACGAGGAAGTTTAAGAGCAATTGATTCATCTCTTTGTATATCAGATATACCTTGTATACGCTCAATATATTTTGATCGTGGAGCATAAGCAAGCGGAACTTTAATGGTACTAATTACATTACCAGCCGCATCTTTACGAATTACATGCAACTTTGTAAACAGTGAACCAAACGCGGCTACTGATTTTCTTATTTTTTGATGGTAAAAATATGTACCAAACATTTGTTATCCTATTGTTTATACTATTTATAGATCACGATGATGAATAAAGATATGCTATACCTGCTGATGTATTACCAGCAGAATCATCATAATAAGGAGCTCCAACACCAATTTTTCCACCACCTATAGATGCTCCGTAACCAAAATATGAACTACTTTGACCACTTGGATTTGATAAAGTTTGAACTAACGATCCATCTGATACTTTAAAGACATAGGCTGCACCACTATTGTTTTCGTAAATAGAACTTACTACGGCGTAATTACTATCTATGTCTACCTCATAACCAAACTGAGTACCTGTTCCAGGATTATTTAAAGTGTGTAATAATGATCCATCAGATAAATCATAGATATATGCCTTACCATCATCATTAGTGCCATCAGAATCGTCTTCGTATGTTGAAGATACAATAGCGTGTGTATTGCTAACTCCTACGGCTATTCCAAACATATCACTTGCAGCAGAATTATCAGGATTAGGATTGTTTAAAGTATATGTCTGTGAAAAGCTAGGTGATATAGTATAAACATATGCTTTTCCTGATTGATTACCACCAGCATCACCTTCACTCGGTGCACCTATAATAGCGTATGTATCGCTCATAGAAACAGATTTACCAAACTCATCGCCTGTAGCTGTACCATATGCATTTGGATTGTCTAATGTATAAGCCACTGATCCATTTGACGTGTTGAATACATATGCTTTTCCACCGGCTTGGCCAATCGCACTAACAAGAGCATATGTATTGTTTATATCTACTGCATGACCGAATTTTTGTTCAACATTTAGATAAGTATTACTATTTGCTGATGGATTAACTAGTGTATGTTTTTTAGTTCCATCAGATAAGTTAAAGATATATGCTGAACCAGGTTTATACTGAGATGTGTTTTGATCTCTATATGCACCAACAACTGCATATAGGCTACTAAGTCCAACTGAACTTCCAAAATGATCAAATGAACTTGTACTATACTGATTTGGGTTATTTAATGTATAAAGCAAATTACCATTAGAATTATTATAAATGTATGCTTTACCAGAACCAGAACCTGGATATGGTTCGCCAGGAGCTCCTGAATTATCATCTTCTTGATAAGCACCAACAATAAAATGTGTATTACTGACCGATACTGGTAGGCCAAATGTATCGTTAGCAGGAGTACCATATGCATTTGGATTAGCCATAGTATATTGTTTTTGGAATACATTAAGTCCACTAACTTCTATTTTATTGCCCATTCCTAATCCATGAGCTGTACAATAATAATGCAATACCGATGGCCCATCAGCATTAGGCGTAAATGAAACAGTAGCACCAGCTTGTCCGTGTGTACCGTTTACAATAACTCCTGTTGTATATTCTGTAGATCCACTATCAGATGTAAACCTAAAAGGATGAGTAGCATTACTTGTATGACTAACATCAAATGTATAGGTTTGGCCAGCCGTCATATTTAATTTTGGTCTATATACTGCCATTATGCTGACTCCTCTAAATAAAATACGTTACCTTCAGTTCCAGCTTGTCCAAATAACGGTCCTGTACCAACAGAAACTGTATAAGCTGTAGATGTTAGTGGTGATCTATTATCAGATGTTTGCCAAGCTTCACTTCCTAATACGTAATCACTTCCTGTGCTGTCTCCGTAAAGATAAAGCCTACCAACACCTTTTTTATCAGTTGTTGTAGCATTAGCGTCACTTTGATATGGCGCACCAACAATAGTTTGATAACCATGTATATCAAAGCCATACTGATAAAAATCGTTTGTAGGTGAGCTAGTACTAAATAAACCTCCTGGTCCACCTCTATTTGTATTACCCCAGTTAATATGAGTATTCGTAGAAGCTCTTACTCTATGTGATACTGCGGTTGTAATACCTTCATTTAAATTGTTAGTGTCGTGATACCAAATTCTCTTAACTTTATTACCATCAGAGTCATCTCCCATATTAGGATAAACTTCATTAGTAGAACCATCATTTGTGATAATAGCTGCTATGTTACCAGACATTTTTACACCCATAAATTTAGGTGTTCTATTACCCTCATCAGTCGATACTGTACCACGTGGATCTCCGAATGGACCAGCCTTTTTAGTTCCATCTACATTAAACATATAAAAATCACCGTCATCTGTTAGAACGCTAATTTTATTACCTTCCATTGCTAAATCAATACCAAATTTTGTATTGTTTACACTTGGAGTATCTGGTTTAATAGTTCTTAAATAGCTACCATCAGTTGCTTTAAAGATATGTACGGCTCCATCATTACTTGTTGAACTACCACTATCTGTATAATCCTGATCTCCAACTGCAATATAATCACCGCTCATAGCTGTTCTTCGACCAAACTCTCTTCCACCACGTTCTGGGAATGGATGGTCAATAGATCTTTCATAAGCACCAGTACCTAATGCATATACATGAACTCTACCTAAATTAGTATAATTTACAGAATTAACAGAATAATTTTTACCTGGTTCACCAACTAATATTCTGTTAAAATCAGAGTCTAATATAAGTGTTTCACCAAAAAATGCATCTTGTTGCCATGGATCTGGAGTACGTAATACATATCCACGTCCAGTACCATTCCCGGCGGAATCATTCCATCCTGGGAATACGCCGGCGGAATCTACACCTGTTAAATCTTTTACCCAAACAGCACCATAATTTTTAAAATTACTAGATCCTTCATCTGAATCAGCATCCCAATAAGGTGCTGAACCACCTATCCAACTACCACTAGCAGCAACAACTACGCCGAAGTGTTCTCCGCTTCCACTTCTTGCTGGCGTCCAGTCATCACCAAAGCCAGTTGTACCTGTGTTCATAAAGATATTATGGTTCATGGCTGTTTGTGCAATAAAATTTTGAGTAGGAGTTTTACCTAGCTCGTTTTTCCATAGCACCATTCCACCTTGTCTTCCATATGAAAATGATGGAATACCTGCTAGAATAAACTTGTCTGTTATAGCAACCGCATGACCTAAATTCATCTCCCAGTATACGCTACTCATACTCGATGTCCACGATGCATCACCAACTATTTCATTATTAAAGTTAACTGATGTATCGCCGCCGAATAGAGTGGTTGGGTGTGTACCACCTGTTATTATACCATCATTAGTTGAAACTCTAAATCTACTTGATCCTGAATGCGTTAATGCACTATCATTTAATGCTTGTCCACCACTTGCTAATGTGAAATAATGAGGACTACTTGCATCTATAAGATCTCTGTAAGCCGTTAGAGAACTATTAGTTAAATAAGGTTCTGCCCATGCATCATCACTATCAGCCGCAACAAACGGTTTGACACTTAGATCTGGTCTCGTAATTACTGCCATACCAGCACTATCAGCTACACCAGAAAATTCTATAAAAGTTGGTGCACTTCCTGTCCATGGAGACTCAGTTGGAGCATTTTGCATATTATCAACGGCTACGATTATTTTTGTACCATCTGGATGGAAAGCAAATGCACCTGAATGTGTCATCTCTGTTGGAGCGCCTGCATTTCCTCTATTAGTTAATTCTATTTGACTATGAAAAGTCATCGAAGCTAAATCATATGGAGACGATAAATCTGTTCTAATAAGAGATGTTCTCCAACCATTTAGTCCATTACCAACTCCACTTGATGAGCTATCATAGTCTGAGTCTGAGAATGTTTTATGAAGAAAATATCTTCTTGTACCATCATGGTTAAATTGAGAACCTTGTTGAAATGCAAGTTTATATTCGAATCTCGGTATTAAAGGTGCATTTCCGTATGAATTTGCTGGTGTAAGTGGTATACCGTTATAGTAATCAGTATCACTTGCATATGAGCCAATATCATATGCACTTGAAAAAGATGCTACGTTTATTTGACCTTTATAACCTAGCTTAGTTAAAGCAAGTTTTCTACCACTATCGTACCAATCCATAGTATAGTTATTTCCACCAGGCCAACCTGTTCTTTGTGTGAATCCAGTATTTGCCTGATAACCTCCTACTGAACGACTTATCGCACCTTTATCAAAAGTTGCTGTAGAAATATCCCATGCAGTAGATAAATTGTATTGAGCTATGGCATCATTTTCATTTTCAACAGCCCACATTTTTGTACCATCTGGATTAAATGTAAATGCTGTAACTCTTTCGCCACGATCAAATACAGTTGGGTCACTAGTTGATACTAGAGATTTTCCTAAATCATTATTTAAATTAGCTATTGTTTCAGTTTCAGTAGTAATTGTAGATACATCGTAAGCAGTTGTCATACGACGTGAATATATTTTAGCAGAATTAGTTGACGTGCCTACATTACCATAGTATATACGTCGGCCATTATCACCGAATATAATACCACTTGGTTGTACTCCTATTCCATCTGCATCTGGACTTGGTATATTATAATTTTTAACAAACTGAATATTACTCATACCAAAGTTACTTGCATCACTATCCCATACCATTGATGTACTTGATCTAGCAACTTCTTGTGCATATTCTTCTGCGCTAGTTGGATTTACAAATGCACTCTCTCCAAATCTTGTTGCCGCACTATCACCTGAAGCAACAACAGATGTTGTAGTATCTAAGTTATAAGTTCTTTGTTCTATTCCTATATGCAGAAAACCATCACCAGAAAGTGTCAAAGTTGTGTCATTCGCATTTTGTGCTGTATATGTAATCATAACAGCGTTTGTAGCTAAGGTCCCATTAGGCTGATTAATACCAGTTGTTGTATGAATACCTATTTCTAAACCATCTATCTCCAGACCTCTAATACCCTCATAAAAATTACCTCCTGAAGTAGCGTCTGCCTCAAATGTATATGAGGTACCGTTGGCTGTAATTTTATATGTTCTAGGATAAGCAAATGATGGATCACTAATATTACCTTTAACAATAATACTTGTTGGAGTAGTAGAAACTACTGGAATTTGTGGTGGATCTCCGAATGGATTTGATTCAGAAAAATCTAAGAAATCTGTTGCTGTTGTTTCAAACTCATCAGCTTGGTTTTCTACTGTATCTGGTACAACAACTTTAGTAACTTTAGCTTTAGCTTTTGAATCTGTACCAGTAATAAATCCGCCACTTCCAGGTTCGGTGAATGTTCCTTTATTATTTGAAACATGCATGACTCCTAGTGTGCTAGTAGTAGGATCCCAATCAGCAACTTCGCCAGATACTATAGTACCATCTGATTGTGCATCAAGTGTAACTTCTTCACCAACTGTATAATTTTTTTCTGCTACAGGAGCTGATATAGTTACAGATGGCGGATTGTCAGAATCATAAAAGTTCCCACTATCAGTCACGTTAACTGAAGCTATTGTTCCTGCCGCATCTCCTGTTCCCATAGTCACGCTGACCTGAGCTTTAAAATTAGAAGGCTCTCCAGTTGAAGAAGCTATTGTTACGGCAGGTGCACTCGTATAACCAGAACCTGAATCAGTAATCGATACTCCTGTGACTTCTCCAGCACTAATTGTTGCAGTTCCAGTTGCAGTTGTTCCCTCACCACTCGGAGCAGCAATAGTTACAGCTGGAGCCGCATCATAATACGTACCTCCACTATCGACGACTACTCCACTTACTTTACCGGCACTACTATCAATTGATGCTGTACCAACGGCTGGAAGTCTAGGTGCAGACGGATTATCTACTGTAACCGTAGGAGTTGTTTCATAATTTGTGCCAGGATCAAGTACTGTGACTCGTCTAAATCTTTTCCATCTATGAGTCATTATGCTAGCTCCACTTTAGTAGCGGCAGTTATACCTTGCTGCAATGTTAATTCATATCTAAATGCAGCATCAGCTTCAAACTGTTGTATGTCCTCATTTCCAACGTCGATATCCTCATCATTGTATTCGAATAGTTCACAACGTAATTTAAATACTGGTAAATTATTCAACTGATAAAAAGGCTGTTCATGCTCAACATGCATGATTTGAAACATCTTTTTTGCAAAAGGAGTAAATATTAAATCGCCCTCAAGAGGACGAATACCTTTAATTTCATTATCGTATTTTAAAACTGATTCTTCCCATCTACGTCTAGCAACCGTTAAAGTAACTTGATCACGAATCTCAACGCCAAATTTTGTAAATAAATCTCCTTCACCGTCGAAACCATCAACGTTGTCTACATACATTTCTATCTGGTAACTAGAATTAAATTTTGATGTGGGGTCTTCTCTAAAAACATCATCCACGTTTACTAAATCTCGTGGAAGATAATACAGATCTTGGCCATAAATCTTTATTGATTCTATGATTAAATCTTCATATAAGTTTTGTTCAGACCTTGCACCAGCGCTGAAATATAAGTTTCGTGCCATGCTACTATCCTATGAAAAATGATACTGGGTCTTCGTGTTCTAGTCTTACTTCCTCTTGCAATCTCATAATTTCTTGAGTTGCTTGCTCGTAAATTGCATCACCGTTCATTGTGACGCCTCCTGGAAGTTGCATGCCAGAAAACTTTATCAGGTTTGCTCCCCATTGTTGTTTAATTAATTGCGTAGCATAAGCTTTTAAAAATTTATCATTCCATACAGATGTATGAGTGTTTGTATCAATTGCTACTAAAGCTTCTATTACTACATATTCATTTTCTTTTAATGTTTCGTCTTCAAAATCTCCGTGTATATAAACCCGTTGCTGATGAAATGAATAATCGTGTTGTGGATGACCATTTAATGTCATATCTAACAATTGTGTATATTGTTGTATCTGACTAAAATATCCAACGTCACCAAGGAATGATGTCATATTTGTAATATCATGAAGCATGAGCTGATACTTAACATCAAACATGCTAGATCCTTGACTAGAGAGATTAAATGGCAAAACTCTCTTTACTTGAAGAACATTAGCAGGCATTGCTATATACTTATTTGTCACATCAGTTGCTGTTAACTGATGTTTTATATAAGTACGTAACATTGAATCTGAATGAAACTCTTGGAAGTAGTCTAGAGCTTGATCTACTCTATCGTCTAGTTGGTCTTCGTCAACATTTATTTCTATGACGGGATCTCCTAATGCACGCTTGCAATAGTCAATCAGCGTCGCCCTGTTTGTAGGTTTTGCCATTTTGATTTCCTATAGAATAAAACTTTACTCTATTTATATCAATTTTCGTCCCCAGGAAAACGGCTACTCCATATAGTAAAACTATATTTTAGACCTTCTGTCAATGTAGTACACTCATGCCCGTGCGTGACCATGCCCGGGAATAGAATAATTTTTCCATTCGGTATATCATCATTATTAATATTTTGCCGTGGAAATGATAAAGAGGCTCCTTTATAGTTACTATTCAATTTAACTGAACCAGTAACTAAGCTTGCATCATTATGCATAGGTAAACTCTTTTGAGTATCAACAGAATACCTCATTACAAATGCATCTCTCAATCCATACATTTGTAGTGGCCACCAATACTTTTCAACAGTAGGAACAACTTCATTATTCCATTTTTTTAATAAATCATCCCATAAACCTAATTCTTTTATTCTTATCTCATACGCCGGAAATTTATCTCCTTCCATAGGAGCCCATCCACCGTGATTATCTGCTATGTCAATTAGTTGATCGCATTGATCTTGAGTCATAAAATCCATTAATAGCATATCTTTATCCAGAATTTCAAATGACATATTATTGTTTATTGAAAATACAGAGCCATCAGCACCATATATTTCTGTATATTTAGATACAAAATCTTTTTTTGCTTCTTCTCCACCATTTCCGTGATATATGCAACCATAGCATTTAGTTTTAGGATTATAAACTTGTTTTCCATTTACAACTGTTTGCTCATCATATGTGGTAAAAATATATTGTTCAGTATCTAATGCCATAGAAACAGTAACTTGACTTGGATCTATTTCATTATCTAGGAACCTGTTTTGATAATATAATTGATCATCATCAGTATCTTCTAACTCTTTGCAAAGTATTGCATTAATAGCACCAGCTCTGCCGACAAAAGTTCCACTATTTAAAAATCTATATTCAGTTGTCTGTTCAGGAAATTTATCAGCTAATGATTCGTCTGGCCATATATGTTTTTCTGCAGCGAATAAAATATCTACTCTAAAATCTAGGAACCTACGGGCAATTGTATCTAAATTAGCTGTATAAAAAACATCATATGCATCTGTAAATACAACTATCTCATGAGACTTAACGGTTTTGAGAAAATCACGCAATAAACGAATTTTCATACCACCGCCTGGCTTAGCCATATCACCGCCAGTCCATTCTTTACCTAAACCTAAATTAATCACATTAATACCATTTACAGTAGCACTAGTCATTAATTTAGATGTTTTTCTTTCATCTGTGCCAACTGTAACTGCGTGAATATTATAATCAATATGATAGTCTTGATCTGAAGTAGGTTCTACATTAGAACTTAGTATATTTCTAGGTACTTGTTTTACCCATTGTTTTTCAAAAGCTCTAATATTTTTATGATATTTTCTAACGCAATCAGCGATAAATTCATCTGCAGGTACAACTTCTTTGTGTATTCCACAAGCTAAAGCCCATTGAACAAAGTAATGACTAATTGCATAAGCATGTGAATTATACGGATATGCAGGAATAATTACATCTTCATAATCGGGATGCTTAATAATATGCTGAGGTTCATTCTCATTATATCCTAATAGAAGTAAACTAATATCTTGTTCTTTTTTCATCATTGTTTCATAGATGTGGTCCTCATCCCATAAATCCCAATCAATGTCAATGTCATCTTCAAAAATAATACAAGGTTCACCTAACTCAGCAACTCTTTTCCATACGTCAAAATGAGAAGCAAAACAACCCATTTCACCTTTAGTGATATGTCTACCAGTGAATGGATCTCTCCAGCCAGGAGCTCCTCTAAATTTAGTTTGTGAATAAGAACTATCTCGTCTAGACCAATCATATGTTCGGCCATTATATGCATCAATAAATTCTATATGACCGAGTTTAGGTACTATCTCTGTATTGAGTCTAACTTTTCTATCTCTACGTTCTTTTAAATTAATAACAAATTTTTTCATTATGGTTTACCCTCAAAAAATACATCTATTGTAAGTCCGATTCTATTATTCTGATGATATGCAGAAACATAGTGATATAAAAAACCAGGAAATATTAATAAATCACCCGTTCTAGGTTCGTGCTTTACTGGCTTATATATACTATCATACGGAGCTGGATAACCTCTATTAGCATTTGATCTAGGGTCAGTAAAATGTATTTCACCACCTTGATTTCTACTTTCAGCTAATGCATAATATACAGCAGTGAACGCAGCTCCTGAGTGATTATGCTCCATTATAGAATAACCTTGTATATTACCTGTTAGCCATCCTCTTAATTTTAATTTTTTAGGTGTACAATTATAAATAGATTTGATATAATATGATAAATGAGTTTTAACCGTTTTTTGAAATTCGATCATTACTTTACTTTTATCGCTATCAAAGATATTATGCGTATCAGCTTTTAATTCAGAAAAATTATAGTTATCGAAAATATGATTTAATAATTTTTCATTTACAAAATTTACATGGCCAATACTTGTTGGCCAGTATTCACTTATTTTCATTTTTACCTCAGGATATATAATGACATTCGAACAATTTTTTAGTTTTATAGAATCAAAAAAGTGCTTTGATTACCACGACGTTTCTTATATAGATGCGGAAGGTAGACAACACTATATTGATCAATCAGATTATTATTTATATCAAGTAAATATAAATAGATTATTAGCAGAAGGCCTTGTAACTATTAAAGTAGAACAAATGGAAAGACATTGGAATTGGGATGATAGAACAATACATTTATTCTATAATCCTAAATTTGGCCCGACGTTTGAACAACACACAGATCCAGTAGATGTAATCATCGAATGTAAAGCAGGATCTAAATCTATGTGGGTAGATGGTATGGAAGTTATTTTACAACCAGGCGATAAACTATCTATTCCTAAGGATACAGAACATAAAGCACTGAATTATGAAAGGGCATTAATAGCTTCTCATGCAATTGGCGACAGGGAAACACTTAATCGTATATGTGAAAACAACAGAGACTTGCAACCTCAATTGTGAGCATTGTTTTACTTCAGGTATAAACGGTAAAAAAATATATTTTAATCCAGTAAAAACTGCTAAATGGGTTAATCAGCTTAAGGCTGATTCAGTGTGGTGCGAGTTTCATGGTGGTGAACCTATGCTTGCGCCCATATCATCGATGCGTAAGTTTGTAGAATTAACAGATTGTTATTATGGTATTACAACTAATCTTGTATATAAATTAACTGATGAAAAACTAGCTTTCTTCGATGATGTATTAGCTCAAACTATTGGAACATCTTGGGATCCAACAATTAGATTTGGCAATAATAAACAAAAAGAATTATGGGAAAATAATGTACAAACATTAGTCGCAAGAGGTTATCATGTTAAATGCATGATTAGTATTTCAATGGATGTCGTAAATACAGATCCAAAAGAAATTATAGATTACATGGCAAGCCTAGGAATACAAGAAGTAGACTTTGAAAGAATAACATTAGCAGGTAATGCAAAGGGTAAATTATGGCCATCTAACAAACAACTCGATGAATGGTTTTTAAAATATCATAAAGTTTGTGATAGAAAACAAGTGCATCACACTTTTATGGAAAATATATATGCAAAGTTTGAAAAAAATATGCCTAATGCAGGTACATGGTGTAGAGATTGTGAACAAAAGTTATTTACAATAAATGCTGATGGTTCTATTGCTGGATGTCCCAATACCGCTCCAACAGATGCTTACGGCCATATAGATCAATCAGTTGCTGAAGTATTGTTATGCAACGGAAGATGCAATGTTATCTTAGATGAGCTAAATAGAAATCCATTATGTTTTGAATGTCCTGTTTTTGATGAATGTGGGTCAGATTGCCATCAATTAGCATGGGAGAACGATATATGTCCATCACCAAAATCTCTAATGATGCATTTAAAAGATATAAATAAGGTAAAAGATTATGGAGTAAAATATGGTTACGTTAACTAATCCAGTAGATTTAGATAATGTAGTACTAAGATTCGAAGATATAGTTGCAGCTGATGCAAAAGGATCAATTGTATATCATACTGGAAATAGACATTTTCCGCAAGCACCAGACCAGTTCTATGGAGGCGGTAGTCTTTTCGGTGGAACTACTGGACCTCCAGCCAATTCATATTTAGCAGCCGCTAGTTTAGGATCTGTAGGAGGAACAATTACAGCATCAACTGTTAGAAGTGCAATGATTTCTGCTACTTCATCATGGACACATTTGAGAAATGCAATTGGTAGATATTATATATTGAATCAGCAATTCAATCAATATCCGAATGATCCAAGACAGTATACCACAGGACCCTTTACTACTAATTACGGTAAGACTTGGATGACTACTAATTCGCAAGGTCAATCTAATTATAGTCAGTTTACAGGTTATAATGCATGGGATGGATCAGACTGGACGCCAACCATAAGATACCCACAAGAAAGTATATCAACACCTGCAGCTACTGGTGTTGAGTCTGGAGATACACTAAATTCAAGTAATTTAGAAGCTTATATGAGTAGATGTAGGACTAACTATCAAAGTATAGAAAACATAGGATTACATATGCAAGCAACATTATGTCATTATAGTTGTTTTACATCGTCATGTCATTTTTCAAGAGGAAGAAGATAAAAAATGATTAAAGATACAGTGGCTCCTATTCCTATAGAGGAATTAAAGGAGTATTTTAATGATGATAGTATCGTTTTTAACATAGATTATGCTAACAGTACATTAAAAGGAAATAAATTATTAACTTATATTAGTAATTTAGATATACCTGTACAATTATCAGGTTTTTATGAATTGTCATATGAAGAAAAAGAAGAGTTTGTTTTAGCATATATGAATTCAAAATTAATTGTTAATTTAGAAGATATAGAAAAAACTATATTATATTATCTTCTAGTTCAACTTGGTTTTGAAACTCCTGTAGGTGATTTTGATAATGTATATATTACTAACATAAATTCTAGCGCAGGAACTGCTATCGAAAGTGAAGCTAACAACGAGACTTCACATTTAGATGGAAATTCAAATTTAAAAATTTTTAATCATGATGAACTAGAAATATTTCTTGAAAATAATGAAGAAGTAATAAAAAAATGGATTATATCAATTGCGTCAGGATCTGTTTATAATGTAGTTTCTATAAAAGATTCAGACAATAATTCTATTTTTCCTGCTGAAAAAGAATTTGATGTATTAGATGATTATGATTATGTAGGTGTAAATTATGTTAAATTATTTGCATATGAAAAAACTCAGTTAATATTAACATATGAAGGATGTCCAGTATATTATATGAAAAAACAGTTTGAAGAAAATATGTTTAAAGGGAAAAATCTACATTATTATTTTATTCATGAAAATAATTTTATGTCTCTGTTTACATTTGGTATTGCGAATGGATATATTGATTATAAAGGCTATAATGAAGCAATAGAAAAAGATATAGAAGCTACCGCGTTTTAAAGATAGGAATAAAAAAGTGTTTTTATTATTTAATAAAGTATATGCAAAATACGATTTCGACTTAGATAATAATGTAGATAATCTAATTATAACAGATAGATTATCTGCTGTATTTTTAGAAGAAATTGATACAGTCTGGGGTGATAGACCACCACAGATGCATAATGTAGATACATTAGAAGAATTATGGTCTGATAGTGACGCTCCATATGATAACGATAGAGATTTTTTTACTGCTTTAAAAACTAAAGAAAAAGTAATTATTCGTTTGAATCGTGAAAATTATGATAAGCTGTTTATAAAATTTTTAAAATTGATATATGAAAATTTACCACAAGATGTAGCTTGGAAAGTATATAATACATTTGCTCAAAACAGTTTACAAGTTGGCTCTAATGTTCATGCTTGGCATGATCAAGCAGCACAAGGTTTAAATGCTGTTGTAGGCAAGATAACTAAATCTGATTTTATAACTAAATGGGGTAACGTTACACTTGATTTGCCATGGGCTGATTACGCAACACTTAGATCTCAAATTCGTAATCAATTACCAATAGAATTTTTAATTGCAAATAGATTAGCCGGAGGGCCTGATGCTGATCCTGCTATAGGACCAAAAATGTATTCACTAGTTGCAGATAAAGTAAGTGAAGAAGCAAATTTTTTAAAGGGTCATTTATTTAATAACATCTATAAAGGGTGGGCACAGACTGTACTTGATTTAGATAGTGACGTTAATGCTGAAGATGATATCTTTGCATTAAAAGATACAAATGATAAAACTCGTTGGCTATTGAGTGATAGTGATAGGATGCAAAGAATCGATCACACAGGACATAATATTAGTTGGTCAGGTCTCAGAAAATCTGTAATGGATGCAGTCACACTTGACTCTGCTAATAATCCAAATAATTTCTTTGAAGAAAATCTTACTGACTCAGCTATGGATATTATACACGCTAATAGATCTACAAAAACAATGGACTCGGCTCAAGTTAATAGTATTATTAATAATGAACTAAGAGATAAAGCACCATCAGTTTTCGAGGCTGAAGACAGAACAAAAGTAAATGTATTGTTTTTAAATTATCTTTATAAACTTAAGAATACTTCAAATGCGGAGTTAAATAACTTTAGACTATGATATTAGACCCTTGGCCGTCTTTTATATGGTATCATCAATATGATAATACTGAAGAATTTAATAAAGACATTTTAGATACATGTAAAGCTCTTATTGCTTCCACACCAGAACCAGTTGCAGACCATAATGTTGATTTATGGTGCACCGATAATCTAAAAATTATTAAAAGTTATTTTGAAGAAGGCTTTAATAAATTATGTGAAGGTTATACAGAAACAAGTAACTATGATATAGATTCACTTAATATAATTAATCCTATGAAATATGGTGATTTTAAATCATGTCATACACATGATCATATAGATGCATTTGGGGTTTATTATGTGAATGAATCTGAAGATGGCGGAAATTTAAGATTATACGATCCAAGGTTTTTAAATAAAAAAACATTTTGTAATTCACCTTTTATCGAAATAAAACCAAAAACAGGTTTATGTATAGTTGCACCTTATTATGTATGGCATGAAGTAACTCCTCACTTTGGCCAAGAAACAAGAATTAGTCTAGTATGTAATATGGTTTTAAAAAATGATTTTAGATCAAGTTAATAAAAGACAAGATGTTGGAGAAATCATTGTAACACTATTTGAGTATTGCAATCTATCTTGTAAATTTTGCAACCAAGATCATAATGATTTATTAGGCACCGATACTATAACACAAAAGATAGAGCTTGTACAACAAGAAATAAAAAGACTTAATAAAAAAAGTTATAGCGTACACTTTATGGGTGGAGAAGTATTTGCTGATTCTTTACCAGACCAAGTATTTTACGATTATAATTATGTAGTCAATGAAATCAACAAGTGGTCAAGAAAAGAAGGATATGATGTAGAGTTATGTTTTACTACAAATTTTGTGTTTACAAATACTAGTAGACTTGATAAACTATTAGCAGCAACAGGTATTAAGCTTCTAACTAGTTATGATCCTTCAGCAAGATTTAATAAAAATACTTTTAAAATATTCAGAGAAAATGTAGAACGATATAAACATAACATTAAAAGCGTTAATGTTATTATGACTAAGCCTAGTATTAAGAAGTTTATGAATAATGATGTTCCATTCTTTGATACTCTATATGATTTATTTGGTATATACTTTGATTACTATACTCCTGAAAAGAATATGGATATGTTCTTACCAACAGATGTAATGCTTAGAGATTTTATGATTTATATGCTCGATAAATATCCTAAAGTTTTACCATTCTCTGAAATGAAAAACAAAATGAAAAAGAAAATGTCTTGTATGGACACTATAACTATAATGCCAAACGGATCTAAAGGCGCTTGTACAATATTATTAAAAGGTTTTAAAAAACCTAATGTTAAAAAAGTTGCAATGGAAGAAGAATGGTTTGAACAATATCAGTGTTTAACATGTGATCATTTTCAATATTGTAACATGGGATGCTTCTTATCTAATCACATACAAAGTTTTAGAACACAAGAAGCTTGCTACTTAAGTGAGGTTTATGATGTGGTCCACGCCAATTGATATCGATAATAATTATTTAGAACCTAGAGAAAGATATAGACATTTTTTAAAAAAATATTATAAAATGCATCTAGATCATTTTCAATATGAAATATGGGATTGGAAAACCACATCAACTAGTGGTTATTGGATGAGGCCTCATAACCACGGTCATTCATGTTTTACATCTATCTATTATAAATTTTATTCTGGTGAGGGAGGCGAATTAATTTTAAACGATCCCAGAACAAATGCTAATAGAGGATGGCCAATGGAATTTACTGATGAATTTAAACCTGTTATTATTCAACCAGAAACAGGAATGACAGTAACGTTTCCGTCATACATTTATCACACAGCTGCACCATTTAACGGCATTGCTAGAAAAGCATATGTGTCAGAAATACAATTAATGAGCGATACATTAGGTGAACCAGAATTAGGAGTAACTTCGATATGAATGGTATGAACATAGATCATTTTTGGAAATATGGCTATGACCTATGGGAAATGCCTGAACATTTAAAAGCAATGTGTTGGGGCCAATTGCTATCTGAAGAATGGATAGAACATAATGTATATAAAGGTGTGCCTAGTTGGAGCTTAAATCTAAATGATCAGTTTTCAGATTTACAAGTGCAAAGAGACTATGACCGAGAAACTGAGAAAGAAGTAAATAAAGTAGGTTTAAAAACTGTACCACCTATATGGATTGATATTATAAATGAATTATTTGATAATCCATACTATAGTGATTTCTTAAAAAAAACTTGTGGTTATGAACACGAATTAAAATTTATTGATATATGGAATGGATCAGATGAAATAGGCTGGCATTGGGATGGCGTCGAAGATCATGGGATTGGATTTTTAATTTATTTTACTGAGCAAGCAGTATGGAATCCTGATTGGAAAGCAGAGTTATATGTAGGTGAAAAAGATTGGGGAGCAAAAGATACAGATACATTTAAAAAAATCACACCCGGAAATGGTACAGTAGTATTAATAAATAATATGAACCCAAGGCTTGTACACAGAGTAGAACGTCTTGCAAATTATGATGTCAATAGATATACAATTAACGCTGGATTCTCTGTATGGAATTAATAATTAAACCTACTGAAAAGTGCAACTTTAAATGCACGTTCTGCTCTAGTACATCTATTGCAGACGACATTAAAGATGCATTAGGTTTAAAACATATTTACAGATTTTTAGAAAGGTTTCCAGATACAAGTTCTATAATTGTTAATGGTGGCGATCCATTAATGATGAAGCCTTCATATTATGAAAAGCTACTTAATTATCTAGATGAAAAAGATCTTCCTACTGGTATATCATTCACTACAAATCTATGGCCCTTTTATCAAAAGCCAGAAAAATGGATTGATATTTTTACACACCCACGCGTAGGTATCACCACAAGTTTTCACTATGGAAATACTAGACTAAAAGGTGATTATAGTGTTTTTAGTGAAGAAGATTTCTGGGCAGTTTCAGATAAAATGCTTGAGCTAGTCGGATATAGACCTGGCTTCATAACAGTTATTACAGATGAAAACGAAGATACAGCTTTAGATAATGTAAGACTAGCAAAGGAAATGAATGTTGAATGCAAATTAAATTATGCCATGGCTTCTGGTATTCAATCTAAGCCATATCAATTATCTAAAATATATTCTAAATATTTGGAAGTGTTTGAAGCCGGATTAACTAATTGGGAATTCAACACTAAACAAATGATTAATAGACTAAGAAATGATAATACAATGTGTCCACAAAATAGAAAGTGTGACACTGGCATAAGAGCATTACAACCTAGTGGCGATTATTATAGCTGCGGTTCTTTTGGAGATGATAGACTATATCCAATAGATTTTGAAAAAGAAATGAGAGGTGATTTTTTTATGCCTCTACACAAAGATATAGATATACAAACGATGCATGGTGAATGCTATTCGTGTCCAATGTTTAATATATGTAATGGATGTAGAAAAACTGTCAAGGATACTAAAACACACAATATGGTTGAGCAGCATTGCTCATTAATGAAAAAATTAGCTCCTAGGATTATACATGTACAAGAAAGTTGATAATTATTTAAGTTCCGCTCAACATAAATTAATAACAGCCCAAGTTTTTAATTCAACAACTAAATGGGCTTTTTTAAAAAATGTCACGAAAACTGATAGGGTAGCTAGTCCAACGAGTACTGAAAGTTGGATACCAGGTATGGGATCAGGAATTTTTCATGTGGATGCTAAACCACAAGTTGAAAATACTGCTTTATGGACTTCAATACAGCCATTAATAGATTATAATATAGGACCTCTTCTCAGAGTAAAATTAGGTATAGTTTTTAGTCGTCTAAATAAAGAAGCATCTATTATTAATAACTGTCATGTAGACTGGAATATACCTCATATTACACAATTATATTATGTAACTGATTCTAATGCACCAACTTATCTGTATAATGAAAAACAAGAACCTGATAAAGAAGGATATCACTCACCTAAGCACGAAGATTTAACTGTTATGGAAGTATCTGAACATAAAGCAAATTCATGCATATTCTTTGATGGTTTGCATTATCATGCATCATCATCTCCTGAACCATTTGATATAAGAGTCAACATTAATATAAATTATGGAAAAGAATAGAATAAAGACAACGCCTAACTTTAATGATTTTTATTTAAATGGAGCAGATGTTGTAGATGTAGATCCTTCATTTAATGCGGAACTATATGGTTTAATTGTAGCAGAATCATTCGTAGGTAATGGTAGAATACAAAATCCTGTATGGGATAAAGAATATCATGAACAAGGTATAGATCAATATATAGAAGGTAAACAGCCTTATATAGATTTTTTTAAAAAACTTATTAAAGAACCTTACTTTGACTATTGGAATTATATCTATGGTGACTTTGATGAAATCCATATCAATATAAACAAGGTAAGACGAGGCGGTAGTTTACCATGGCATTTTGATGGATATGACGGTACATTTTTACAAATACTTTGCTATCCTAATATAGAAGACTTTGTTGAAAGTGATGGTGGACATTTATTAATAGGACGACCTGAGTTTATATCTAGTAAGAATGATCCATTTCCTCATTGGGATCCTAAATCTTCATTAGATAGAATACCATGTAAAAATATAAAAGTTACAAAAAGATATGTACCTTCCCGTAATAATGTGGTAATATTAAATAATATAGATCCGTCATTTGTTCATAGAGTAACAGAATTAGAAACAGACAAAAGTAGGCATACTATAATAGCTACGCTAGGATATAAATCCTTATGGCGTGGTAATAAAATTAAATCAGGTTACTATAGAGATATTCAACTAGTATGATTATATCCATTAATCCGACTTACTTATGTAATTTTAGATGCGATTTTTGTTACTTAACAAATAATCAGCTGAGCGATAAGAATAAATTAAATCTAAATGATTTAGATGATCGATTATCTGAAGTAAGTAAAGTAATACCTATATCTCATATAGATCTCTATGGCGGAGAAATTAGTACACTTGGCGATAATTACTTTTATACCATGAAGGAGACTATTAGAAAATATTATCAAGGTGAAATAAATATTATAACAAATTATGCATCTCCAAAAGATTATATGCATGAAAAAGATATTTCTCTATCTGTATCATATGACTTCGAGGCTCGAGAAAAAAGTGATATAGTATTTGCAAATATGCTAATTTCACCTGTGCCAATATCAGTTTTAATTTTAGCATCACCAAAAGTAATTAAAAAAGATGTTAAAGAAATGGTTCAACAACTGAGTATGTTATCTAATATAAGATCTGTTGAAATAAAACCATATTCCACTAATCAAGCAAATCAACATAATGTAACTCATAAAGATTATGAAGAGTTTGTTATAAAATGGCTTGAATTAGATTTACCTTTTGAATTTGAAAATAAACACCGTATTATAAAATCAGTGAATGGAGAATATAATGCATTTAGTAATGATCATGTGTACATTGATCCTTTCGGCAACTTTTCTGTTTTGGAATTTGATTCCAATGATAATGAGTATTTCTTAGGTCTTAATACATTTAATCAGTATCTCAAATGGGCACTAGACGAACCTAAAAAGAATTTGTCAGATATTTGTAGGACATGTAAATATTATGGACGATGTCTTACAGAACATTATAGATATGTAAAAGATTTGAAAAATGGCTGTAATGGTTATAAAGGACTTTTAGAATGGCACGAAACACAATACTCATAGTTGGAGGTGGAACTGCAGGTTGGTTAGCAGCAACTGTATTACACAAAAATTATGATGTACATTTAGTTGAATCACCAAATATACCGACTATTGGAGTTGGTGAAAGCACGACAGAAACAGTAATGGATGCTTTACGTGAAGCAGGAGTAGATTTAGAAGACTTTGTTAGTTATTGTAATGCAACTCCTAAATATGGAGTTAAGTTTGTAAATTGGTCAGAAAAAGATTATTTTCATCCATTTGGTGAAAACTTTTTAGAACATCAATTTGGTGAAGAATGTGAGAAATTTTTAACTAAGTGTTATAAAGCAGGTCGAGATATTACTATGCTTTCTCCTTACACAAAAATGGCACAAAAAGGACTATTTCCAAAATTTAACAGTGATGAAGAATTTTACAATGATGTAGCTTTACATTGGCAAGCGAACACTGTACCTGAATATCTTAAAAACTTTTTAAAAGATAAAGTAACCCATACCTATGATACAGTAGAAAATGTACATGTGCATTGGAATGGTATTACAGGAGTAAAAGGAAAAGATAATTATTATACCGCAGACTATTATGTAGATTGCACTGGTGGAGCCAGAATGCTAAGCAAAAAGATGGGTATAAAATGGAACTCATGGAAAAATGAAACACCATTAGATTCTGCTGTTACCTATTCATGTGAACCTAAACCTGATACTTATTACACAACAGCAACTGCATGGGATAATGGTTGGGAATGGTCTATACCTCTACAAAATAAAATGCAACATGGATATGTTTATTCATCTAAACATTGCACAAAAGAACAAGCAATAGAAGAAGTAAAACGTCGTCGAGGTGACGTAAAAATACTTAACTCTGTACATTTTGAACCTGGTGTGTTAGAAAGAATTGCATATAAAAATTTAATATCAATTGGCCTATCCGCCCATTTCATCGAACCGCTAGAAGCTACTAATATCGAACTCACTGTAATAATGGCTAAAGAATTTGATACTGCTATTCGCAAAGACGATATGTGGAACCTAGATCAAAGACTTAAGAAAATGGTAGATGAAATTAAAAAGTTCGTCCTTTTCCATTATGTTTTACCAAATAAAAAAGGAAAGTTTTGGGAAGACGTATACAGCGAATTTAATGAAGATGATATTATAGACAGAAAACAAATTTATCCTTGGCACATTTTTAATTGGTATTCAGTAGCTCAAGGTATTAACTTTGATAAGCAACAATATGACATCGACGTTGAGGTAGATTATTTAACTAGTGAATTTGAATCAGAGAAAAAGGTAGCTGAAATTGAAAGAATGGCAAATTAGACAAGAAGTATATCGTAGACTAAACTCTAAAACAAGAGATGATTTAAACGGAGTAGAAATTAATTGGAGACCTGATACTATAGTAGATGATGCTGTACGTCATTTCAATGAGAAAGTAAATGAATGGATCTATCCTGGTAAATCATACTTTGTTGCTATTTGTTATGCAAACTGGATTACCGAAGACTTTGATGAAAACTTTCTTGATGTATTAGATAATCCAAACTTATTACCTGGCGATCCATGCTTTAAACGATATAGCGAAGACAT